TCTTTTTGGGTTAAGAAACCATCACAAGCAGTCATGGTCTCGCTGGAACATATAAGCTGGTCATCATCTATCACGTTTGGTGGTATCAATAATGAATCATGCTTATCTTGCAATGCACTACAGCCGGATAACAATAGCGCTAGTGCAATTATTTTAAAATGGGATGTCATCGTCAAACTCCTCAGTAGCAACAGGTGTAATAGAAGCTGGCGCATCAGCAACTTGTGTAGCTGGAGCTTGAGCTTGAGTATTAGCTTTCTTAGATAAAATCTTTAGCTCAGAACCAAAGCCGCCAAGCTTTACCTCAGTCACGTATTTCTTTTGACCAGTCTTATCTAAATAATCTCGGTGAGTAAGCTGTCCTTCTATGTACAATTGAGTACCTGTATCAAGGTCTAATTTTTGTACAACTTCTGCAAGACGATTAAAAATTGTTATGCGGTGGTATTCAGCCTTGGACTTTTTTTCTCCGGAAGTTTTATCTATCCAAGATTCGTTTGTTGCTAAATTTAACAGAGCTACTACTCCGCCACTTGACGTGTTTTTAATCTCTGCTGGTTTGGTTAAATTACCAACCAAAATTACTTTATTTATCATACTATCTCCTTATATTAAATTAGGTGGTTACTTAACGGTAACCAATCGGTAGCGTTTGTTTTAACTTTACGAGGCTAGGACACCCCGACTTCAGCATAGGTGCTACACCTCTGAGTTCTTTTCAGCAAACTTACTTGCCGCTTCGACATTACGTTCGTGCTTTGCTTTAGCTTTTGCTTGACGCTCAACTAATAATCTTTCTTTACGTTCTTCCATGTATTCAAGATGTTCAGGCGTTAAACCTAATTTTACTCTTGAAGCTAATGGCACATTACCTCTGTAATCTTTTTCGACTTCAGCAATGCCTTCTTCATCATCAGATTCAATAGCAATCATTAACTTACCAGTTAGGCTTTCAGATTTATATTGCATTAATTCATCTTGCCTATCCATAGATTCTTGTAAAGCTATTGCCGCTCTAATAGTACCAGCAGTATCAACACTTGATTCAATGCCTATACCGTACATTCCTAAAGCTCTTCCGACAGAACTGGTTTCACATATTTCGACAAACGATGTCTTGTTGATAGCAGAAGCATTTTTTTCTTCATGTGCCATACCTGTTGCAACTAACTTACCATCAACAAGAATTTCTGTTTGGCACATAATAGTTTCACCATCAAAAAAAACATGGTCGGTCTTAATGCAACCGTTCTCAATGTTCTTACGAAACCATTGAACTCTAGTCTTGACCTCAACATATTCTTTGCCTTTAATATTTACTGTTGCTAACTGTTCCATTATGCTCTCCCTTTATAGACATACTTTGCCCACGTACATGGCGCACCAAATTTGTTAGTACCTTTAATTATCTGAGTAGGTTCAACAAACTGATGACCTAGTGCTTTTAAATCAAATATCACAGCCGCTAATCTTGTAATGGCATAAGTGTTATCTGCCTCACGAGGTGTGATACTTCCGTTAGTCCTAACGTAGGCTAAGACTTGTAGTTTTTGATTACTAATAGTATTCTCCTTATTTTTCATAGCTTCTAAAATTTCTGCTTCATCGTGTTCACCACCAGCCCAATCATACTCATCTTTGTTAGCATAAGTTCTTTCTACTCCATTAATGTCAGCCATTATTTCGCTCCTAGTTTTAGTTCAAAAGAAAGTTCATCTTGTAGCACATCTTTAATCTGCGCTGTAAAGTCATAGTCAAAGGTTTCTTCATAGTCTTGATGCTTGCCATAGACTTGAGCATAAAAACTGTAATATCGAAGATTTACCACCTTGTTGATAGCATCAGCTAGTGTAAGAACATCCTGTACATTGACAGTTTGATTAATATCGTCAACTAAATGCTCAACCTCCATAAGAATATTATCAACCTCAGTCAAACAATTATCTCTAGCAGAATCGAAGTTAGATTCCCATTCAGTTTGAAAGTCATCATCTTGTTTAAAATTTTCCATTATTTGCCCCCAGCTTTTTTAGCTTGTCTAGCTAATTTTCTGCGAACTTCTCTTGAACCTACCAACACGCTCTTGGTAAATCTTCCATTGCCAAATGCAAACTGTGCTAATTTGGCTTTTTTGTCATTATCTACTTGTGGCATTTGTATCTCCTATTTAGTAATGTGATTAATTCAATCACGAAGTGAGTATATCATAAACGATATGTTTAAGGAAAATTATTTTAATTATTTTTTCCAATCTATATCTCCTAGAATATGAAGCATTGCATTGTTGTATGCTTTTTTCCATGAGACAGCTCTCCATTCCATTCTCATGTCAAAGACTTCATCGCAAGTACAATTTAAAGAATCGTCTTCATAACATAAGCAATCATCTCGGTTATCAATAACTTCAATTTCTCGAACCCATTCGTTATTGTGCCAATCAATGCTTAACCATTTAAACTCTTTCATAAGGTCATAGCATTTTTGCTTATATGAAATTCCTTTTTTAGGAACATGAAATGCTTTTGGAGAAAGTATATCTTCTCTTGTAAACTTAGCCTCAACTTGTGCAACCTCTTCCGGTGTCAACGGGTCAGTATTAAACTGGCTGTGAGTATATCCATAAGAATGCATTAACTCGTGAGCAAACAATTGGGCATTAGCTTTTATACTTATATCTCTACCCATTCTTAAATGCATGTCAGCACCTTCACCATAAACTTTTCCAAGATATGCCCAGCCGGAATAACTTTTTAGTTGTTTATGTTTCATGCAAGTAATTTGTAAAGATTTCCATTGTGGCAATCGACCTTCATGTTTAGCCAGTTGGCTATGAATAAAACAAAACATACTTTTAAGTTTTTTAGTATCGTAATGTGATGTGTTTTTAATAATTTTCATAAATCTCCTAAACTCTTGAAATACTTGAAATGTAGCAACCAGTTTGGTCTTGAATCCATTGTCTAGCATCTTTTACGTGCCATCTAGGAGCAATTATAATTACTGGTTTAGTTTGAAATTTTTTATCATTTCCATTTCTACCAAACCAAACCTTCCATTGCATTCCATTGTACATATCCATTTTGTTATCCATTTGTATCTCCTAGTTAGTGGGGAGGTTACCCTCCCCGGTTAAGTTACATGCACATTGCATTGTAATGAGCTTGAGTCTCAAATCTGTCATGAACAGAAATCATTTCAGGACATCTAGCTTGATTATTCATAAGCTCAGTAATGTAGTTTTGTGCTTCTCTACTAAGTTCTGCAAAAACACCGTTACCCATAGCACCAATCATTCCTTTTCTAGCTGAAGTGTCAACTGGAACAAGAATTGGTCTAGGAAATTTGCCATGACGTTGAATTTCAATCATATATAAAGGTGCTTCAGGAGTAGTATCAGCTCCCTCCATGCCAAGAATAGTGATTTTGTCAATGTTTTTAAGTAAGTCTTTGCTACCGTGTCTAGTAGTGTGTAAGTAAGCTAAGTTGTCCATCTGTGTATCTCCTATTTAAGTTTAAAAGTGCCATTTGTTTCTCAATGACAAGGTAATTATACCTAATTCGATACGTTATGTTTAATTAAATAGAACTAATTAATGAAAATAGTTTGACCTAGATTTAATCCACGGGTATGATTTGTGTTCTTGGTTTAGAGTTATTTGAGTAGAAATTACAGCTCAGATAGCAAAAACCCCTCGGAGTAATAAGCTCTAAAGGGTTTTCTAAACTGGTGTTTGCCCCACCGTTCTATGAAAGATTATACCATTTTCAGTTCATAAGGCAACCATCGGAATACGAAGGTGATATGTCTGTTAATTCGCACTCACACCTAAAAAGAGATTTAGCAAGTATTTCAAGAAGCTGTTGATTGATGTTAGATTGATGTACCACGCATATAATGGGAACACCTTGTGCGTAATTCTGATCTAGCGTAGGGTTGCAGATGGCTAAGTACGGATCATACCGTAGCAATGAACCTTAACTTGTATAGCTATGATGGTTATAAGCATTGGATGATACTGCGATGAGCTGTAGACTGATGATAATCTCTAACTTACTTAACTGTGGGTTAGGGATTGATTTGCCTGAACTCACCAACTCCAAACTGCATCCTGATAAGTAAAAAGCTCTTGATCTTAGAAAGGGTTTTAACCCTCTTGCTCTACGGAAGTAAGTCGCTGAAAGCGAAACATAATGTTAAACCAAATCATATCTATGTACTAATATTGATATAATATATTTATTCTACAATCCTTTTTTTATTATGTCTAAAACAATTTATTATCAATCGATACCAAAAGAATTACAAAGACTAAAGATCACACAAAAAGAAGCAGCAAAGTTATTAGGGCTATCTTTAAGTGGATTTACCTCAAGAATAGCATCAGATCAACCTATTACACATTGGATGATCTATGGATTAGCTAATTATTTAGAGCCTGTAAAAAAAAGAAAGAATGCAAAAAATGTCTAAAACAGAACGAGAGGCTTCAACTAAAGCACTTAACGATTTAATGATAAAGTTAGGGGAAATAGAAGATAAAAAGTAAAAGGAAGCGTTAGCTGAAAAAATCTTAGGGCTATGTGATCAACTTAAAACGTCAA